CAACAAATTCACCATCTTTATTAATTATAGCAACCTCAAATGATGCAACATCTTTTACCTTATTAACTGCTGATCTAGCACCATTTTTAGATGTACTGTACATTCCATTACCTGCTACTACAGATAATTCAATACCATTATCTAGCATTAATAATCCTTGGATGTGTCCTTTACCTAATTTGTGTTGTTTAAAAGTAATATCTTTAAATGTTTTCATAACCTTTATTTTTAGTGTTGCTACTTAATCATAACAATACGTAAATATACGAAAAAAAAATCGCGTATCCAAATAGATACGCGATTACTTTTAAATGTTTTTGATTTCTATTGGTAATCTTTCATAAAACGACCAAAATGTTCTTGTAATGATTTATCTGCAATCATATTGAATAAATCTTCTGAATGGTCTTCTATTGTCATATCTTCATATGATTCAAATCCACCACTTTCAAAATCCCTTTTTAATGAATCAATGTACATATCAATTTCCATAGGTTGGAAATTTTTATCTGAATCTTTTAATCCACTTCTAACTTTTTTAATTAGTATTTCAACTTCTGGAGCCATTTCTTCAATATTTAATTGTTTTTGATAAGCATTTAATACTTGTCTTGCTTCTCCTGAATCAACACCAAATTCTGTCATTATATATTCTTTATCCATATAATCCTTATCATCTCTTCTAATTAAATCTAAATAAGCAAACATACCATCATAATCCATATCCATATTCAGATCTTCCTTAAATCTCATTTTTTCAGTTTCATCTTCTGTTGGAGAATCATCTTTATCTCCATCTTCATTACCATATCCTTCTTCCATACCTGCTAATTTATCACCTTGTCTGGCAAATGAATCATAATGTTGACCTAATTCATATGCTAAATGAGAAATAATATCATTAATATCAAATTCATCCTCTTCAAGTACATCTTGAATTAAATCCATCCCCATATCTAAGAATTTATTCTTCATTCCCATATTAAGTAAACCCTCAATACGTTGTGATACTTCTAAATCCATTTCTTTTAACATCCCCATAGACTTTTTAGCATCTTTTTCAATATTAACTTTTTCTTTATCCATTAACGCCTTGATTCTTTCAAGTTTATCTTTGTCGTCAGAAGTTAACATGTCATAGCGTTCTTTTTCTTCGGAGGATAAATCATCTTTAAACGATTCAAAAATATCCATTAATTTATACTTGCTCATATTATTTCTTTTTCTTTTTATAAGACTTTTTTACCTTACTAGGTTTTTTTGTTGATTTATCTAAATGTTCCTTAGCTAATTTAACTAAAGGATCTCTGTTTGGATTCTTTTCGAAGAAAGGGTCATCTTTTTTAACGATATTTCCTTTTCCTTTTTTAGCTGGTTTCTTAGCTGATGGTTTTTTAGATGATGTTTTAAACTTGTAAATTGCAACTCCTCCACCTAAAATTAGTAACCCAATAATAATTAAAATTGTATCCATAATAAATTTGATTTAAATATTTTGTTATAAATATATAAAGATTAAGCTAGATTATATTTTTGTTTATACTTATCTATAAATGACTTACCAGTACCAATTTCCAACCATTCAGCTATTTCAGGTATACCTGGTATTTTTTTAGCTGATAGAACATAATCAATATTTTTATTGATTATTTTAATTTTAATCTTAGCATTTGAACGATTTGATGTACTAAATACTACTACTGTAGGCATATTTTTATGATATAAACGTTGATCTATTTTAGGTTTAGATTGTTTTTCACCTGCTTTATATTTATTTTCTACCTTGTAACACCCATATGGAAATTTATTTCTATCAAAGTGCCATACTTGATCTTCAGTTTCCTGAGTCCATTTATCCAATACTATTGCTGGTTTTTCACTTGGTCTACCTCTATTTTCTGCCATTATGATGATATTAAATTATAATTAAGATATTCATTTTCTAAAAATAAATCTGTAAAGATACTATTCTTTTGATGTGTTTGATCTAAATTTAATGTTAACCCAACACCCTCTTGATCTATTATTTTTTTATTAAATTCATCATGATGGATAATTGCTACTCTAGTTTCTATATGATTAAATATCATTATTACTAACCAATTATACTTGTTTCTTTTTTTATCATTATCATAAGCAACAATATTACCATTAGCAAATGATGATTTTGATTTAATTTCTATTAGTTCACCTGCTTTTATAGTTATAGTTTTGCCTCTTAATTGGAATTTAATATCTTTAATTACAACACCATCATAACCATCTCCATCTTCTAATTCAATGTATTTGTGTATGTCACAAAATTCAATTTCTAATAATTGCCCTGTTACTACTGCTGCTGCATTTCCCTTTAACCTTGGACCATATTTTCCCATTTTTGTAACTAATCTTTCAACTAACATTGCTTTTTTCATATTTACCTTTATTTTTTATTAATTAATCGCTCGAATCATTCGAACACGTGAATATACGAAAGATATCCTACTTACTCGCACTCTTTCAGCTTACTTTTTTATTTATTTGTTTTTAATTCTAATGCTTTTATATGTTTACATTTACTATCTAACGCTCTCCATCTACCAGGGCAATCACAATAAAACTTACCACTATCAGGATAAAATGTAGTGGTATAAACTTTATCACTACTTGAACTAGATGATTTTACAATAATATTTTTTTGTTTTTCTTTAGTTTTAATTTTAGGTTTCAACCAGTTAATATCATTTAAAGTAGTACCTTCAATTACTTCTTGCCATATAGGCATTAAATAAGTTTTATTATTAATTTTTGCTATTGTTGGTACTGTATGGCCTTGATAATCATATTTAAAAAGTTTAAATCCTATAAATGGACCAAATCCACTTGGATTAATACTTAGGTTGGATTTTTCTTGAAAAAACCTACGAGTTCGAATATTACCGTGTTTATTTAAATTAGAAAATTCTACTATGGGCATAACCTTTATTTTTAATTATCCGTGAATATACGAATAATTCTTTGGGGAGCCTAATTTTTTATACATTATTTTTTATTAAGCCCAATATATGTCTTTTGTTTTATTTTGTTTCATTTCTAAATCTAGTGAAAGAGCAAAGCATAAATCTCTTAATCTATTTGCTTTTATTACTAACTCAAAATCTTTATCACTCATGTTATTAAAAACATCTGCTGGTGTTAAATTATTCATACAATTATAAATATAATTTATATGTTTAAGTAATACCCATTAAATTTAACTAAGTAACTTGTTAAGTCTACACCATTTCCATCAGTATATTTCTTACCATTTCTTACCCATTTACGAACAGTACCAGCACCTACTAAATGAGCTGCTGCTAATAAGCCTGATTCAGTAACTAATACTCCGTTAACCAACTTTCCATCGTACTTTTTTATCTGCCTCCTTAAGGTATGTTTGTTAGCTTTTAAAAGTTTAATCATAGCTTCTTCTTGAAGAGCTGGGTTACTTAAGAATTCTTCTTTAGATATATCATAACCCAAGCTCTTTAGAGTATTAGAGCCAAATTGATAAGCTCCCATATACCCAAACTGATTAACTACGTCATACCTGTTACTCGATTCTCTTTTAGCCATATCGTATAAGAAAGTATCCAAATTATTCACTTTAATATTAGCTGGAGCTTCTATTATAGGTTCAGGAAGAGGAGCTATTTCAGCTATCTCCATTTCGTTAGCTATAACATAGTTCTGATGCATTATATATCCAAAAGATGATAGTGTAAGAATAAATAAAACAAGAGCACAGCCCAGTACGAATTCAATATTATCTATTTTTTTCATATTAAAAATTTTTTAAAAAATCTCCTTTAATTGGTTTAGATTTTAACTGTTGAGCTTTTTCATCATTGCTTAACATTTTATCTGTTAACCTTTCTAAATGTTTACTTTTTTGTTTATCATAATCACGAGTAATTTTATGATATTTTTTATTTAATAATTTTATTTTTTTCATATCAGAAATAATCACTTATATTAATGTCTTTACCTTTAATTTCTTCTATTGCTTTTTTAGCTATTTCTAAAGGTACTACATATTGTTTTGATTGATATTCAAAAAATTTATGTTTATCTAAATCTATCATATTCTACTAATATATTGGTTAACATCATCTTCTTCAGTATCTCCTAATCCTAGTTCTTTTAAACGTTGAAGGTGATAATCATCTACTTCCCACTCAATTTTTTCACTGGTACCACTATGTTCTTGTTGGGTTTCAATTTGTTTTTCATCTTGTTTATTGAAGATGTCTCCAACAGTTAAAAAATAATGGTTATAACAAAGTAATTGAACATTATCTAAAGAATAGTTATTACTATTTTTATCCTTAAAATGAAGTAATAGGGGCATTTTATAATCTAATACTCTACGCTCTTTAAAACTACACATAGAACATTCCTCTAATAAATATCCCTCTTCTATCATTTTATACTTAAGTTTATTTGGATTAAATGAAGAGGCTGCAATTCTACCTTCAATAATTTCAAGCATAGGTGGTTCCTTTTTACTTCCTTTTAAAAATTTAGGAATACCTTTACCTGATTGGTTTTTATGGGATTCAAATAGTTTATACATTTTAGCATATCTCTTATAATGTGTATAAGAAACATGCAAATATCTAGCTGCACTCATATTAGAATTGGTTTTTGATTGAGCAGCTACTATTTGTTCTTTAGATAAAGGTTTAGGTCTAGGCAAAACTAATAATCTTTATTAAGAGTATTATTAATAATTCTAAACGGACCTTGCAAGTCCCTATCTTCATCTACTGGTGTTTTTTTATTATTACCTATTGTTTTTACTAATAATTCATCTTGTTCTGTATGTTTAAAATATTCTTCTTCATCCATAATAACAGTTTCAGTCCATGTGTGATCACCTTCACCTCTTAATACTGGGATACCACGTTTTGTACCTACTAAATTTTTAGTTTCCGAACATGTAACACAAAAATTATATCCAAATTTAATTAATCTTAATTCGGGCATATTCCCACCACACGATCTACATTTTATCATTTTTAATTTCATATGTGTATTTGGTTTTTTTAATGTCTGTAACATAAATATATACTTTTATTTTTATTTTGATGGTTGGTTATTAAATCTTTCCATTAATGCTTCAGTACTTTCACTTACAGCATCATATTTTTCATGAAATCTTACATTTTCTAAATTATCACTATAACCTAAAGCAAAACTAACTTCACTACCTGATGGGAATTTAATTTTTACTATTGGGAATGAAGTATAAGATTTTTTATAATAACCAGTACTAGAATAAACAACAGCTTCAGGATATTGCTTTTTAAATTTAGCTATTACATTTTCTATTGCTATTTTTTCTGCTTTATCTTTTAACAATTCAGATACTTTTCTAGTATTATACCCTTTAAGTCTAGTTAATAATGAACTTGGCTTATAATATCTATACTGGTCAGTAACAGTAGGACACATTAATTTATCACAATCTCTATCTACACTAGCATTAATTTTTTTAATTTTACCTTCATGAATATGGTTAATAATAAGTGAAACACCACCTACAGCATTCATATAAGTAACTTCATGATCAAAATGAGTATTATTATAAGAATAACCAAATTCTTGTTCTTTAGTAACTTCAAAAACTTCAAAATTACATTTATAATCTTCATTTTGAACAAAACCTGCTTTATCTAACATTAACATTATTGTGTTAACCTCATCTTGAAGTGCAACTGCTCTTTTAGCCATACCTTCAACCCAAGTAGCAATTTGTTGTTCTTGCTTAGTTGTTAATAATACTCCTTGAAATAAATCTAATTGATTTTCTAAATTTGACATAACCTTTATTGTTTTTAATTATTATTCTTATTTACCCTGTAAATATACGAACCCTCCTTCGGGTAACCAAATATTTGCGCGGGAATCTTTAAAGAAAGCCCGCGGGGCTAAGTTGTTAAGCAGTAGATTGAAACCACATGCATTTAAGATTAGTGGATTGTGTTTTATACTTCATGGGATCTTTTACCTGGACTACTCCCTACCAGCTTTGACCTTAACTAACTTGGTGTGAATATACGACCCTTATCTGTGGTAGCCTAATTTATTTGAATAAATATTTACTAGTATCAAATAAATATTGTGATCCCTCTATGTGTTTTTGATTTATATCTACTAATTCTTTTATTTTAATATCAAAGCATCCTATATTATAACTACCTCTAGGATTTTTATCTTCTTTTAGCAAATTATTAAAAATTTGGTTTGATTGTTTAATAAATTGGTTAGTAATGGGGGCATTAAAATTTTTAGATAATTCACTCATGTCTGTTTTAATTATAATATCATTATCTTTATTATAATCTTCTAACAACTCAAATCTATCTTTTAAATTATTACTTTGGTTAAAACGATGTTTTACTTCACCCCATTTATTATTATCATACCCCCATCTATGGTTACTGTAATAATAATAGTTAAAATTGACTTTTCGGTACAATTCTGCTAAAACATCTTGGTCATTAATTATTATTTTTTCAAAATAAGGTTCAATAGCTTCCAGTATAGGAAAACGTGGTACACTATCAATATTAATAATCAATGATGAGTTATATTTAGGTAAATAATGATGACCAAAAAATCCCCATTTTCTAATAAATCTTTTTAATTCTTCCTGATCAGCTAAGGTTTGCCATTCATTATTTATTTTAACTTGTTCATTATCATTTTTATACCAATCTTTTCCTCTTGATGAAACACAAGTATAATGGTAAACATGAGCATTCCAAGTTTCTAAAGCATCTAATTTAGTTGCTCCTATTCTAATAATAAAATCTGAATCTTCTCTGGAGCATCTAAATCTAGTATCAAACCCTCCTAATGTTTTAAAATAAGTTTCTTTATACATCCCAAAAGGAGCAAAATGACCCCAAATCATAGGTCTGTTTTCTTTTTGTAATTCTTTAGAAAACTTTATAAATTCTTTATACTGAAATTCCTCTGGAGTTAATCCAAAACTTTTTGTAATTTTTTCTGGTGATTCTGGATGTACAGGAGGTTCTATTCTTGCTATAGTAATTATAGCATTTTTATTTTTATTTAATGCTTCTAGAAAATAATGGTCAAATTTATTTCCTGCTACCATATCAGCCTGTAAGTATACAACTACATCGTTTATAGCATGAGAAAATAAAATAGAAATATTTCTTTGATATCCTATTCTATCACCTTCATTTTTATAAATTTTAATATTAGGTTTATCTTTTCTATATTCTAGAAATTCTTCATATTGGTTTTGATTATCAGAATCTATTAATATTAATATTTCATGTTTTTCAAATTCAGTATTATCTATCAAACTATCTAATAGTCCTATTACATAATCTTTTTCATTTTTAGCAGCAGTAATACAAAAACTAATTGGTTGCATAGTATGTTTTTTTAATTCCTTTTTTTAATCCTATTAAAGGAATGTTTATTTTTTCTTGATACGGGCTAATATAAGGTTTACCCTCACTTTTATTCTCTAATATAATATCACATTTGTGAGAATCCAAGTTATTTATAATTTCTGCTATTTCATATAAACTATAAGTATTATAATAAGCAGCATTTATATTTTTAATTTTAGGATTTTGAATTATATAATGTATTAAAGAAATAAAATCATCTATATAAAAAAAATCCATTAACTTATTTTGATGTATGATTAGTGGTTCTTTATTTTTGTATTTTTTAATATTAGATTTTATAAACCTAGTATCTCTTTCATTTTCACTAAATATACCAAATGATAAAATGTTATTAAATTTAGATTCATTTTGTATAATTCTGTGAATAATATTTTTACTTAACCCATAAGGTTTAGTTGGTTTTCCTAATTCAGCTCCTGAACTTAAATTAATAAATTGTGAATAATTATCTTGATTAGATAATAAATTGTAAAACATAGAAATGTTATTATAAAATACTTTACTATCTTCTTTTTCTAGTCTATGTCCCCCACTAATAGCAGTATGAATTACTACATCAAAATATTTATTTTTAAAAAATTTATTTGTAAGTTCTCTATTACTTAAATCAAAATCTTCTCTCCCAATACTAGTAACATCATATAAACCTTTTAGTTTATTAACTAAATTTTTACCTATATAACCCTTTTTCCCTGTAATTAATATTTTCATTTAGTTTTTAAGTTGTTGTGCTACTTCTAATATCAAATCTTCTTGTCCTGCTACTAATTTTCTATTACCTAATTCAAATATAAGAGAAGAATATTCAATATTATTTAACTTAGAAGCTTTAATAATTGGTCTTTCAAAACCAGAAAATAATTTATTTAGTCCTGTTAATACATTTACAGGATTAGTAGTAGGGATTTTAGGTACTAAATAATCTGTTACTTTATCAGCTTCAATTATAACTTGTTTAAAATCTATTCCCACATTAAAATTAGATTTTTCTAATACAGGTATAAGTACTTCTAAGGGAGCGTTTCCAGCACCAGCCCCAAATCCTCTAATACAAGCATCTATATACTTAGCTCCGTTTTGAGCAGCTACTAATGAATTTGATACGGCACACCCTAAATTATTATGAGCATGGAAACCAACATCAATATTAAGGTTTTCGGTTAATGCCTTAATTCTTTCTTCTACATCTAAAGGTAAATATGTACCTGTTGAGTCCATTATAATAACAGCTTCAGCACCATATTGTTCCATAATTTTAGCATTTTTAACTAATGTTTTAGTATCAGTTAATGCCGTCATCATTAATACCCCTAAAGCAGTAACATCTTTATTTTGTAAATATTCTAAATGTGATTTGCTAAGAGTTGCTTCAGTACAATGAGTAGCTATTCTTACTACATCAACACCCATATCAATTGCTGGTTGGATATCCTTATTTATTGTTGCAATCCCTGGTATTACATGAACACCTAATTTGCTGTTAGTTAAATATTTTTTAGCTGTTTCTATTATTTCTTTATCTGTATGGGTAGCTTTACCTATTAACAATGAAGAAGCACCTAAACCATTTCCATGACCTACTTCAACAACAGGTATATTTGTTTTATTTGCAAATTTACAATATTTTTTAATACTATTTAAACTTATAGTATGTTTTACACTGTGATTTCCATCTCTAAGAGAAGAATCTGTTATAATAATATTATTCATTTTTTAAATGTTTTGTTATTTCAATTGCAGCACAGTTTATTATATCTAAGTTACCAGCATACTCAGGTAAATAATCACCTGATCCTTTTACTTTAATACTTAAAACTAAAATATCATCATTAATTACAGGAGGCATTACTAATTCGTAATATGGAATATATGTTTGTAATTTTTTTATAGTTTCATAAATGTCTTTAACCAAAGGAGAAAAATTAATATTATTTGCTTTTACAAACATAGTGGTTTGCATATCAACTTGTGGTTCAGCTGGGTTAAGATTTAATATTACTTTACATTCTTTACAATTTGTAAATTCTTTAATTGCTTTTTCTGTGGTATTAATATAATTATCAATATTAATTCTCGTTGCCATCCCAGCACTATCAGAAGCAATTTGGGATACTACTTCAATATAATCTAGATTAGAACAATGTTTAGATATTATATTTAATAATGGGGTTGATGCCTGTCCTCCACAAGTAATCATATTAACATTCCCATTATTTTGTATTATTTTGGGATTAATATTAGGGACACATAAATCTCCTACTTTAGCTGGTGTTAAATCTATTACTTTAATTTCTTGTTTAGCAAATATTTTAGAGTGTTTTTTTGCATCTTCAGCACTGGTGCAATCATAAACTACATCACAACATTTAGGGTTATCAATAAAATATTGAATGCCTTTATCTGTTACATTTATGTTTAATTCTTGAGCTAGTTTAATACCATTAGACTCCATTCTCCTACCTGCAAATATTGTAGGGGTAATAAAGTCTGTTTTTATTAATTTTAATAATAAATCAGTACCTATATTGCCTGTCCCAATTATTCCTGCTTTTATCATCTTTGTATTTGATTTGATTTTTTACTTATTTCTACCCTCATTTCTTTTTCTAATATATTTATAGAAACAAGAGGTGACATTTCTTCTATAGGGGGTGCTAAGATACTTCCATCTGCTTTAGGTACACCTTTTACTTTAGGTAAAAAGCCTTGATGGGGATCCATAAATACCTCTAATATAGAAGGACCCTTATGGTTTAAAAAACTATTAAGAGAATTATCAACATCATTCCATTCTTCTAATTTATAATATTCATAACCCAAAGCCGGAAACAGTTTACTAAAATTAGGTAAACCAATACCTGTATTTTTATCTACACTAACATGTTTACTATTAAATAACATTTTTTGAGTGTGTTTAATCATTAAATACCCATCATTATTAAATATAATAACTTTAACATTTAACCCATTTTCTATAACAGTATGTAATTCTTGAAGGTTCATCATAATACCTCCATCACAATTAAGACATAATACATCTTTATTGGGACAAGCTGTTGCTGCTCCTACTGCTCCTGCTATACCATACCCCATTTCTCCTAACCCTAATGAAGTAAACATTTTTTGGTTAGGCTTTAATTTTATAGCTTGATGGCCACTTAATAAAGCAGTACCCATGTCTGTAACTATAATATGATCATCTTTTAAATGATTAGATAGTTTATCTATAAATTGATATGAGTTAATATAATTATCTTTATGCTCATGCTCTTTACTAATTAAAGGATAATTTATTTTTTTATCTTGACAATATTTTAACCATTCGTTTTCTATTGGTTTAATATCGTTAATTTTATCTAACAATTGATCTAAAATAATACTAACATTTTCTTTTATATGTAAATCAATATATTTTTTAGGTGCTTGTAATTCATCAATATCAACACATATAATTTTACCCCCACGTACAAATTCATTCCAATCATATCCAGTTTGTGGTAAAGCTAATCTACTGCCTAATACTATTAATAAATCACAATTTTGAACTATATAATTAGCTCCTCTTTGTCCATATAAACCAAATCTACCAAAAAAGTTTGGATTATTACTTTCTACTAAATCAATTCCTGACCAAGTTAAAGTTGTAGGTATGTTTGTTTTATTAATAAATTTATTAAATTTATCTTTAGAATTTGATAATCTAACACCATTTCCACCTAAAATTAAGGGGCACTTAGATTCGTTTAGGGCATTAATTAAAAACTTAGAATAATCAATTTGGTTATTATTTAAAGAATGTGGTTTACTCCATAATTGTTTTTTTACTAATTTAGATTGAATATCAAAAGGTATATCTAACCAAGTTGGACCTTTTCTATCTTCCATAGTAATATCAAAACATTTTTCTAACTCTAATTGAATATGATTTTCATCCATTAAACAACAAGAATATTTAGTAATATCTTTAACCATTTTTGATACATTAAATCCTTGGGTACCATACATTCTTAAAGATTTATGTTCTTTAATATGAAATGAAGATTCATTACCTGAAATTACAAACCCAGGAATTGAATCCGCCCAATTACTAACCACACCAGTTATAGCATTTGAGGCTCCCGCCCCCGCAGTTACTATAGAAGCTGATAATTTACCTGAGGCTCTATAATGAGCTCCCATTGCCATAATTGCTGCTTGTTCATGATGTGTGTTAATAATTTTAGTGTATCCTAAGTTATTTATTGAATCAAATATATGGGAATTTGCAGAACCTATAATACCAAAAACAGTTTTAATTTCTTTTTCCTTTAAAAAATCAGCTATTATGTCACTTACTTTTACCATATAAAATTTTCTTTTAAAGAATTTACAATTTTAGGTAATTCCTCAGCAAATGCTTTTTTAGGGTACCATCCTAATTTTCTTAATTTATCATCGTTTAAAGCATATCTTACATCTTGACCTTGTCTTGAATAAGATAAATCTAAATATGTATTTATTTCTTCTGATATTGGGTCTATATTATGGTATGATTTGATAATTTGTTTAACTGTGTCTAGATTACTTTGTTCAAAACCACCACAAATATTATATATTTCATTTTTAACATTACTATTAATAATGGTTAATACTGCTTCTGCTGTATCGTTAGCATGTAACCAATTCCTAATTGGTTTTCCACCATTATGTAAAGGGATAGGTTTATTTAAACCTAAATATTTTATAGATTTTGGAATTAATTTTTCTACATATTGACCAATACCATAATTGTTTGTAGGTCTTAATATAACATAAGGGATTGAATATGTTCTCCCCCAAGCCATAATTAATTGATCAGCTGCTGCTTTAGTTGCTGAATAAGGATTTGATGGTTTTAATATATCAGTTTCAATATGTTCTCCTTCTGTTATATCTCCATAAACTTCATCTGTAGAGAAATGTAGTAAGGTTGGTAATTGGGAACTTTCAGCTCTATAATTTTTTATTAATTCTAATATATTATGTACACCATTTATATTTGAAGTTAAAAAATCGTTACTTTTAACAATTGAATTACCAACATGAGTTTCTGCTGCAGTATTAATAATATAATCACATTCATATAAAAACTCAATATCATTAATATCTTTATCTTCAAATACAAAATTATCATAACCATAAAATTCGTCTAATAAATGTTTATTGGCGGCATAAGTACATTTATCAATACCTCGTACATGCCATCCTTTGTTTAAACAAGAACGAGTAACATGATATCCAATAAATCCTAAACAACCCGTTATATAAACTACTTTTTTCATATTAATTATCTATATTTATCCAACTTGGTGGATAGTAATTACCATTAATCCAAGAAGATTGATGGTCTTGTTTTAACCAATTAGTGGGACATATTATTTTTTTATTTTTATTTTTACTCAAATAAGCACCCCACCATGAATAAGAGCTGTTACAAGTAATATGATGATCACATAAACTCATTAAGGCTAAATCTTCTTTTTCTGAATCAGTACATACTTTATCTCCTCCTTCGGGGGTGACAAAATATATATTATCTCCTTCAAGTAAGTTTTTAGCAAATTCTATATCATTAGAAAAAACTACAAAATTATAATCTTCTGTGGGCATAAATTGATCTACTATTGCTTTTGTATAATATTCATGATCCAATATACAAAAAGAAAAGTTAGATAACAAATAATCCCCTCTTCTTATATGAATACTAACAGTAGGTTTATCATTTCTAAAATATTTTTTAATATCTTTCATTCTTTTAGTTGATTGATTTTGAAGGTTGGGAAGAAAATCCCATTTTTCTACTTCTTGTCCTATAGAATCATACCAATAAGAATATAAATCAAATCTACCTATTAAATTGTAATTAACCCCAGATTTTAAATTAAATAAAGTTTTATCATATCTAGTAGTATGAAAATTAATAGATTTATCTTCAAAATTATTAAAAAATTCTAAAGGTTTTATTTCATATTCCTTTTCTAAATCTAATAAATCAAAAATTCTAATTTTAGTTTGAATAGGTTCTTGGGTTGGAGGATATTTAGTTAAAATTCCCTCAATATTTTCTTTTGAAAAAACTATTTTTAAATTATTAGCTCTTGCTACTGATAAAAGTCCTGAAAAGATTTGGAGTTGAGAGCATAATCCCCCAGATGACCCCATATTATTTAAAGTTATATAATTAGTCATTTTTATATATTTCCATCCAATAATTAATCATTTCATCCATCATACTTTCAAAAGTATATTCAGGTTTCCACCCTAATTCTCTAATTTTAGTTGAATCTCCTTTTAAATATTTTAACTCTTCAGGACGTAAGAATTTTTGATTTTGAACTACAAATTTTTTATAATCTAAATTTAATTGAGAAAAAACATAACCACACATATCTCTTACTGAACGAGTTTCTCCTGTTGCTACAACCCAATCTCCAGGATGTGGTTGTTGTAAAATTAAATGCATAGCACGAACATAGTCTTTTGAATGTCCCCAATCTCTATAAGCATCTAAATTTCCTAATTCTAATTCATTTTGAAGTCCTAATTTAATTCTAACAGCCGCTTTAACTACTTTATTAGTAACAAAATTTGACCCCCTACGAGGTGATTCATGGTTAAACAATATACCATTTGAAGCATGTAAATTATATGCATTTCGATAATTTCTTACTATATTATAACCAAATACTTTAGCACAACCATAAGGTGAAACGGGTGTCATTTTAGTAGTTTCTCTTTGAAAACCATCTTCATCTACGGAACTCCCAAACATTTCAGATGACGATGCTTGGTAAAATTTAGCATTAGGACAATTATTACGTACTGCTTCTAACATATTTAAAACTCCAATAGAATTAGTTCGTGCTGTATATTGAGGAATTTCATAACTAATCCTAACATGGGATTGAGCTGCTATGTTATATACCTCACCAGGATTAATTGTTCGTAGTAGGCGTTCAATACCAGGAGTATCGTTTAAATCACCGTAAGATACATGCAATTTTGGGTTATTTCTAATACCATCTAATCGTGACTGTTGATGTTCTGGGGTAGAGTTTCTTCTAACTATACCATAAACTTCATAATCTAATTTTAATAGGTATTCTGCTAGATAAGAACCATCTTGCCCTCCAATTCCAGTAATAAATGCTTTTTTCATAAACTATTTTTAAATATATCCATTTTTGTTAAGTCAGGCCAATCATATATAGACCATTTTTTAGGTGGTGTGTTAATTGCTTTTTCTAATTTATTTAAACCATTTTGTGCTGTTTCTGGTGGCATATAATAGTGATAACCCATTGCGTTTATATCTTGATCTCTCCAAGGTATATTTGGTATTCTACCATCATAACTCATTTTTTTAAGTTCAGCAGCTATTTTTTTATTATCCGTTAATATAATACCCCCCCTACCAAGAGACAAATGTTTTTGGAATTGAAAGCTAATACACATAAAAGTACCTGGTATATAGGAATTTTCTCTCCATAATACTGCTGCATCTATAATGTTAGTATCTTCAATCCAATAAAACTCATCCCATTTATCGTCTTTCCACTTTAATTCAATATTTAATTTATTAGCTAACATTGGAACTGAAAGGTATGTTCTTTTAGGAACTGTAATTGATTTTACATCTTGTTGTCTTAGACATAATTCAATACCATGAGTACAACAATCTACTGCTATACCATAAGGAGCATTAAAAAATTTACATATTTTATTTTCAAATTTAGTTACAGTATTAAAATTCATTTTATTTATTTAAAAATTTTTTCATTGCAATATTATTTACTTTAAACCCATTTTTAGAATAAAAATTAATTAATGATTTTTTACAAAATAAAGTTATTCTGTAGCATCCTTTTTTATTACCTATATTAACTAATTCTTCAATTAATTTAGTACCAATTTTTTTGTATCTAACTTTATCACTTACAACAATGTCTTCTATATGTCCAGAAATCCCCCCTCTAATTTTATATTCTAATACTAGACTACCATAAGCAATAACTTTATCCTTATATATCCCAACTAATGATTCAGATGAACAAGATAAAAATAAATTCCAACATTTTTCTTTATCTCTATTAGAATAATCAATTTTAGTCATTTGTTGAAGCAATAAAAAAACTTCATCTATATCGTTTTTTTCAACAGGTCTAAACAATATATTATTCATCTATAAATGTTTTATCTAAAGCCTGACCTTCATACGGCCCTGTTTTATATTCATAAACTAGAGTATCATTTTCAAGGATTTCATAATTATGTCCTCCTTCTAATGTAAAAGAGGCATCACCTTGTTCTAATATAGGTTCTACTAATATAGTATCATCTAAATCATAAAATATACATTTAACTTTACCTTGAATTACTATCCAACTTTCCTGAGCAATAACATTTCTTCTTCTGTTTTTAAATATATGTTTATGAGGTTTAAAAGTTTTACCTTTTTCCATATTAAGATGAGAACATTGTATAAAATGTTCTTCTGGAACTATATCTTTTCTACCAGGTTTTAGATCTTCTTTTCTTACTACCATATGTAGCAGTTTTTTAGGGTTTACTTTGGAATAATATTTAATCATTTATTAAAAAAAGTTTTTATTTTATCACAAACATAATCAACATCTTCTAAATTCATACCATGATGAGCACCTAATAAAAAACCATTTTTCATTACTAGGTCTGCATTTTTAAAATCTTGTAAATATTTTCTATAAACTGGGTGTCTAGTAACATTGCCCGCAAATGTAACTCTTGTTTGAATATTATTATCTTCTAAAAAATTTAATAATTCTAATCTACGTTCCGTTTGAAGTGGTATTGCTAACCAATTAGGTTTAATACTATCATTAGGTAATATTAATTCTTTAACATCTTTAAGATTTTCTAAATAACGTTCAATATTATCTCTACGTTTTTGTTTAAATGTTTGAAAACGTTCTAGTTGTACTAAACCAAATGCTGCACTCATTTCACTACATTTCATATTATATCCTAATACACCATATAAAAATTTGTAATCATATGGTAAACCATCAACATCATGTGCAAATCTTTCATCCATGTTTTCACTGTTATCTCCTATACGGCCCCAATCTCTATACTGTAATGCTTTTTTTACATGTTTTTTATCATTAAACATTACCATTCCTCCCATTCCACCAGCAGTAATAACATGAGAAGCATAAAAACTTGTTGTTGAAACATCTGATTCTTTTGTATAAGTTACAGTATCTGCTGAATCTTCAATAATAAAAATATCTTCTCTATTAATTTCTATTAAATACCTTTTTAATTTATCCCAATCTGGTTTATTCCCAATTAAATTAGGAACCATAATTGCTTTAGTATCAGGTGTTATTGCATCTAATATATCACTAATGTCAGGAACATAAGATGTTAAATTAGAATCTATAAAAATAGGTTCATATCCTAATTGTATAATAGGAGCTAATGTTGTTGAAAAAGTTAAAGCAGGTGTTATTATTTTGCTTCCTTTAGGTAAATCTAAAGCTGCTATTGCTAGTAAACAAGCAGAAGAACCTGAATTTACAAATACTCCATATTTTTTACCAAATTCTTTAGCAATTTTTTCTTCAAACTCTATAGAACGAGGCCCAAACCCAGCTAACCATCCATCTCTAAGACATTGTTCAACAGCTTTTATTTCTTCTTCCCCATAGGCTTCTAATTTATTGGGAGCGTACCAAATTTTTTTCATAATTATAAATTATTTTGTTTAATTAAATCTTTCAACTGTTTTCTAGTAATAGTACCAATCTTATCTTTAACATTAAAAAATATTTCGTTTTCAGAAAAATCAAATTTATTTAATGTATAAAGTTCTCTTTCTAAACTTGCTTCAGATTTTTTAGATATTTTAGATAAGTCTTCTATAAACTGTATAAATTGATCTACTGGTAGTTTTAATACCCCATAGGATTCCATAAATACTCCATCTAAGTAAAACCCATCAGAGTTTCCGTTTTTAAAGTATATAGAAGTTATTCCTTCTTTAGTGGATATGTTAATACCCTCTTCTTTGTAAGTTTGACTCCAGCTTAAAGTAGTAAATAGTAATAGAAGTAATGCTGTTTTTTTCATGCTAATGTATCGTAGTATTTATTTTGTTTTTCTTGTTTGTTTATTGTTTTAGGGTGATATAAAGCTAATCCTTCTTCTTGAGGTAGAGCAGCATAAGTTTTAAACCCTTCTAATTTTTCATGTACTTTATTAACCCATTTTATTTCAGGTTTATTTTTCCATACTCTCCATTGATAATCAGGCCAATTGACCCAACCTTTATCATTTATATTCCATCTCCATTTTGTAATATGTTCCTGAGTTAATCCTTCTACGGTATTAACTCTAGGTACTAAATAAACTTCATTGTCAGGGTTGCATTCTAATATAACTGGAAGATTAATTAATAATAATTCATTAGGCATTTCATCAGCATCAATTTGAAATATATAATCCCCATTACAGTATTCTGTAAGTTGGTTTTTCCAGTCAGCAAAATGATTATTAAAATCTAATCCTCTCCAAAACTGAATATTAGGATATTTATTTTGTTTAGTAAGCCAACTAGCTATTTCTTCATTTCCATTTTTTTGGTCATAAAGTATTACTACTTCATCTTGTTGTCTTTTATTTTTTCTAAGGAAGTTAACTAATTTTTGAATTTCTATAAATTCATTACAAACAGTAACGGCATAACTTATTTTCATAATTTAACTAGGTAATACCCCAATATAAGAAAGAGCTTCCATAAAATCACGTTCTTCAAAATGTTGTATAGTAGACATATCGGGTTTAAACTTTTTATCTTTATATTTTTCTTTTTCTTCATCCTTAATAGGGACAGCTTTAACTCCAGCCCATCTCCAATTATTTTTTGATGTACCATCAGCGAATACCATTCCCTTATCTTCTAAATTAATTGTAGTAGGCATCCAAATTTTACCCGAATCTTCTTCTTCATCCATTAATTCTTTATGTAATTCAGGTAATAATCCCATTTGTTCTATAAGAAATTCACTTCCACTAACCATAATAGAGTTTGATTGAAACCCACAACCATAACATAATTCAATAGTAACATCTTTAGTTACTTCTTGACTATAGCAGGCATCAGACCCACATCTAGAACATTCTTTTAATGTATCAAAATTCATATTATTTTACTTTTTTTAATTTAGGAAGACTAATTTTAGGTATGTTAAGTTCTACTTGTTTTGGAAAGTATGGAAGGTTAGAAGTAAGTAAATTACTAATTAACTTTTTCATTTTATTAAAACTAAATTTATTTTTAGCATGTTGGCTTTGTTTAGTAGTTTTCTTAAGTACTTTTCTATAATTCTTAAAAATTTCTTTTAATGAAGAACCAATATGGGGTTCATCAGGTTTAAACCAACTAGATTCTGCTATTAACCATTGGTTAGCAGCGCTAGGGTGTATTTTTTCTAATTTTCCAGGAAGTAAAAAATTATATTTAGGATGTAAAAAATCAGTATGTCCTGACCAACCAGAAACCATAATAGGTTTTCCTGTTAAACTAAATTCTAATAAAGGTCTACCAAATCCTTCACCCTTAGTTAAACTTACCATTGATTTTACTTTAGGGTGATTATATAACTCATTCATTTCACTATCGGTTAAATCCCCATTTAATAAATAAACACTAGCTTTATTACCTTTAACAGTTTTTCTGATTTTTAATATTCTATCTAATAAATCTTCTCTACTCATATAAGAAGAAACACCATTTGAAGCTTTTAATATTAATGCAGGAGGGTTTAATTGGTTCTTAAATGTTTCAAAAAAAGCTTTTATTAACAAAGATACATTTTTTCTATCATGTCCAAATTCTCCTTGCATCCAATGTCCTACAAATAAAAAACAAAATGATTCTTTTATTTGATCTAAATTAATATTTTTAATTTTTGATGAAGGAATTTTTTTATAGATATCTAAATTTGCCCCTTCAAATACAACATGAATTGGTTTTTCAATTTTTAATTTACCTTCTACTTGTTGTGTTATTTTATTTTTTCTATCATATATAGTACTTTCAAATACTTTTTTAGCATGATTAGAAGAAACCCAAGTTTCATCTATCCTATTAACCCCTTCAATCCATTCTGCTTTACACATTGTAGATTCAATACCAGCAGTACATCCTATATTATATTTTCCTATACGTTGAAATTCATTAGGAATTGATATTTGCATCCAAATCTCAGGTTGTGTTTTATTCCAATCTGGTTTGCAAGTATGAGCCATTAAAAACTTCCATTCAGGGTGATCGTTACAAAAACCCCAAGCAGTACCCCCCCACCTTTGGGGTAATAGTTCTACTTTATATTTTTCTAATTCAATAATAGCTTTTACTAAATCTCTACTACGTGCCCCATATCCTGAATAGGTATCAAAGGGACATGATATGACAAATCTTGGTTTACTCATTAATATAACAATTTATGGGTTAAAAATTTACCTTTATACTCATTGGTATTTATTAGTTCATATTTTTCTCTAGGTTTCCAAGTACTAAATAATTCTGTAAATGCTTCCATTACTCTATATGCCTGATGTTCATGTGTGAATCCAGCTTCATCAGACAATGCCCATTTTCTTCCTTTTAGACCTAATTTTTTTCTTTTAATTCTTCCTAATTTATACACTTCTACTAACCTTTCAGTAGCATCTTCCCATCTACACCTGTCATCATAGATATAAGGGGTTGCAGGTGAACCCTGTATTGATCTAGAAGTTGGATAACACGGGAAAGCCCACTTTCCATGTTTTTTATAAGTGCCTTTATGATTAGATGGAAAATTACTATCAAAATTAATCCAATTACCTTTTTTATCTTCAAATCTCATTTGATCTTGCATTCCCCCAGTAACATTAGCTATAATAGGAGTTCCTGCTAATATAGCTTCAGTTAATGATAACCCCCAACCTTCATTAGAAGTTAATAACATTTGAACATCTGCTATATTATAATAATAATTTAATTGATTAATAGTAAGTTTTGAGTGAGAAAATATTATATTATCTTTATAATTTTCTTCAAATAAATATTCTCTAACTTTTTCTAAATCTGTTCCATGATTTGTAACTGCCTCAGTATGTAATATCATATAACAATTTTTAGATTCTTCTTTAGGTAAAGTATCTAAGAATCCTCTAAAGGCTAACATAGTATCAGGAATTTGTTTTCTTCTAATATTCCTAGAATTAAAAAATGCTACAAAACTAGGGTTTTTATCTTTAAATATATTTTTTTTAAACTCTAACATTTTAGTATATTCTTCATCACCTTCTTTTAAAGGTTTATAAACATTAGAATTTAACCCATGTGGGATATATTTAAATATTTTATTTTTTCCAGATTTTCCTAATACTATTTTATTAATATTAACAGTTTGTTTAGATATACCCATTAATAAATCACAAGATTCATAATATGCTTTATTATACAAGGGTGCTGGGTAATCATCCCAAATATTTAAATAAGAAATTGGAATTTTTGTTCTAATTTCGTTTTCAGCATTAAATAACCAAGTAAAATATCTAGGGTCTGTTATTAATAATATAGCATCAGGTTTTTCAATATTAATAATTTCTCTAACTAATTTTATATCACCATAACCATTGGCGGGGTATAAAAATACATGAGAATCATCAATTTTTGATATTTTATTAGTATCTTGGGATAAATCTAATCTTTTTCCTGATTCTGGGTGTTTAATAGCACCTGCTATTTGGCACCAATTAAAATGATGAGCAGTATGTACTACTATTTCTTTTGCAACTGTTGCAACTCCAGAATGTACTCTAATATCATCACAGATTAATAATATTTTCTTCCTTTTATCTTTTGGAAGATATTTAAAACTCTTATTCATTAATTTTTAGGTTTAAAGTTCTAAGTCTGTTTGATTTGTAATTTGTCTTCTAAAATTTTCATCTGTAAGATATAAATAAATAGCTCTATCAGATAGTTTTTGAAATGAAAATTTTCTTTTTACACATTCAATTTTAAAATTTTCAAACAAATTACTTTTGACTTTAACACTGGTAAGTGTCATTTCTTTTTTTACGTTCATAATCTTTATTTTAATAACATTATTTAATATAAATATATACAGAGGTTAGTAAATTATACCTTCCCCACAATTTTCTTTATCCTCTTTATAAGGACAAAAAGTACAGTTCCATTTAGAAACAGACTTAGGATATTCTATATCTTTTATTTCTCCATTTGAATTAAAACATTCATTTATAAAACTATTCATAGCTTTTTTTGCTCTTCCTAACTTAATTTTTCCACTAGGTGGAGTAAATGTTTGTACTCTATGAGCCTGATAAGGTGACATAAGTTTTTCATCATTAATATCTAATACTTTTCTTTTAACAATAAAAAATTCAATTTCTATATTATCTAAAGGTATACCATATTGTTCTGAAAAATATTGTTTATATAATAATAGTTGGAATTGTTTATTTTCATCTTTTTTAGAATAATCATTCCATCCTTTGGTACTTGTTTTTATGTCTATTATCTTAAAGGTATTAGTATTTTCATTATATGTGACAACATCTAAATACCCCATGTATAATACGTTATTATACATTTTATTTGGCGCTATTACAATAGGTATTTCACAGCCTACTAAATATGTTCCTTTTTTAGAAAAATATCTACTACGTTTTTTCTTAAACCAATCTAATATATTAACCCCATCTTCAAAAAACTCTCTCATCTCAGAAGCGTCTGAAAAATGCTCATTATTATTTTTTTTATATTGAGTTTGGTATTCTTCTATAAATTTTTGATGGAATAATTCTTTAATATCTATTTCTCTATCAGCATACGCCCCACTTTTTTCATACATTACATCTAAATAGTGCTGCATTACTTCATGTATAGCAGTACCAAATACTGTGTGTATAGAAGAAGTAAATCTTTTTATTTTGTCTTTATACTGTAATTTCCATCTATGAGGGCAACTACGAAATATAGACATTTGCGAATAAGAAATGTTTTTCTGGTAGGCAAAGTTGATTTCTTGAGGAGGATTTAAACGAATCTCCTTAACTATATTTGGGATTTTTTTAGCCAAATTATTTTTTCCATTTATTACGGCCTACTAAAAGACCAATTATCCCATAATTAGCAATATCTATAAATGTATCTTCCATACCTTCACCTTTAACAAATGATCTACCATTAATTAATAAATTTTTTAAACGTGAAATTTTATCTGTAAGTCTAATACATAAACCAGTTAAAGAAAATTTCTTATCATCATTATTATTTAAATCACCACCTAAAGCAATATTATTTAAACCATAATCCATATGTTTACGAGCAAACATTTTATACATTTCTTTTTGGATTTGTCTAAATTCATCTGCTAATATTGGATATTCTAATTCAAATACTTCTATTGCATTATCTTTACTACTTTCTATAGTTTTTTTCTTTTTCATATTTCCAAAATAATTTTTAACTGAATCACTCATTTAGTAAGAGTGTTTTAGCAAAGTATTTGTCTAAGGTTGATATTCTATCATCAGCATCTACTAAAGAATTTAATGCTTCTTCAGCATTTTTGTAAAAATCTCCTGTAGAATGGTCTCCAATTCCTACAGCTTTTTCTCCTAATAATTCAAGAGATAATAATGCTTTTGCTTTATCTGCCTCTGCAGATAGTTTTAACATGTTGAATAATTTTTCGTTCATTTTAGTATAGTTTTTATTTCTTTTTTATTTAATCCTATTTCCTTTAATATATGACTTATTTTTGAGGTATCCAATATATTTATGTATTCTTTTGATTCTTTACTAGAACATTTAAAATAATTTTTAATATGGTCTACTAAATCTTTATTAGGTTGTTTAACTTTAGATTTAATATATTTGTTCCATTTATTATTTTTAGGTATAAATTCTTTGTAAATAGCATAAATTGATTTTTTTTCCTGTGGGGGATAATCTTGAACAAAATTAACTATCTCTAAATAATCAGGATTCATAGATAAAAACCTATGAATCATATAACTATTAAATACCTCCCAATCTTTATCGCTAAAAGATTTAGTTGGGGTTTTATATTGATTTATATGCTTTAACCAATCAAATATATTAGAGCAATTCATCCTTAAATTCTTCTCTTAAATCTTTAGGAAGTGTTGATTCTAATATTTTTTTAGTTTCTGGGTCAAAAAATACGGGGACAGGTAATAAAGCATCTTCATCTGTACCTGTTACAAATCTAGAAATTTTTCTTAAAACTACTCCTTGAAGGAATATACTACCTCCTTTAGAATTTTTAACCCCAGTTGTATTTTTTAAATCAATTTGAGGTTGTTGTAATTGTTGGTCCATAATTATTTATTTTTTATTAAATTTTGTATTAATGACATCGTATTAATTTCTTTATCAATACGAAAGTTTGCTTTATATTGATGTTCATTTATTAAAATAGCAGCCGTTCCTTCTTTACCCGGCATATATTCTGGTGCTTTTTCATATAGCATTCTAAACAATTCATCAAAATCATCTACATTAGCATCTGCTATAATCTGTCTAATTGTAGGATATCCCTGTTGTGAGTTTTGAGTACTTAAAATAGAAATAACTTGATCTATATAATTTGATGATACTAATATTGATTTATCTAATTTTAATTTATTATCTTGAGTAGATAATTGTATTGTATTAATACATTTACGTAAATCTGGGTAGTATTGGTTAACTAAAGGTGCTAAATCTTTAACGTTGTGTTCAATTGATTCTTTATTTAATAACCAATTTAAATGTTTGGCAACATCTTTTTTAGTTGGAGGAACTATTTTAAGTACTTGACATCTTGATTGTAAAGGATCAATAATCCTTTCTACAAAATTACAAGTCATAATAAACCTAGTAGTACGTGAAAAAGTTTCTATTATATTTCGAAGTGAAGCTTGAGCTTGAATTGTTAAAAAATCAGCTTCATCTAAAATAACTACTTTAAGAGGTTTAAAAGAAGCAACACTTGCAAAACTTGATACTTTGTCTCTAATTGTTTCTATACCTCTTTCATCACTAGCATTTATATAAAGGTGATCACAATCTAAATTTTTAACACAAATTTTAGCTAATGTTGTTTTTCCTGTGCCTGCAGGACCATAAAATATTAAATTTTGAATATCATTTTGTTCTATATACTTAGAAATAGATTTTTTAATATTTTCATTACCAACATAATTATCTAATTTAGATGGTCTATATTTTTCTACTAATAAGCTATTCTCCATATTCGCCATATATTGAATATTTTTTTACAGGTTCAGGTTTTATTTCTGTTTCTTTAGAATCAATAGCATATAAATTACTTTTTAAAGGCTCTAATCTATAACTACCTTTGAATCCAGTTTTAACCATATATGCTTCTAAAGCATCAGTTAAAGTTTTATGTAAAGGACCATCAGGTTCATTTGCAACCAATCTCCATTTATCTCCTGGTGGTACTCTTCTAGCAATTAATATATTTTTTTCTTCAATCTGTGTAGCCATAATATACGAATTTATTTTACATCATCCCCATCATAGGGTCTATTTGGGGTTGTTGTTTATCATCACTAGGTTCATTTACTACTGTACATTCTGTTAATAATACAGTACCAGCAACTGATGCTGCATTCTGTAATGCTGTTCTAGCTACTTTAGTTGGGTCAATAATACCTTCTTCTTTCATATCAACTGTTTCTTCAGTTTTAATATTATAACCTAACCAACCATCATTTCCAGAATTAATCATACCATCTGCTATAATTGTAGCAGTAACTTCTTCATGACCAGCATTAACTAAAATTTGATTGAATGGTTTTGCACATGCTTGTTTTACAATAGCTGCTCCTGTTGAATTAACTTCTAATCCTGATGAAGCATATAATAATGCTGTTCCACCCCCAGGTATTATACCTTCTTCAATAGCTGCTTTTGTAGCATGTAAAGCATCATCAACTCTATCCTTTTTCTCTTTCATTTCTGTCTCAGTATTCCCACCTACATGGATAATAGCTACTCCTCCTACAAATTTAGCTAACCTTTCTTGTAATTTTTCAGTTTCAAATGGAGTTT